GCTACTGAAGTTACATTAGCTGAAATTCCTGCTACTGTACTTATATCACTAGAAATTGCACCTAACGTAGCAATATGAGCAATCGTAGCTGTACTTAAATATGTAGCTGTTAAATAATTTAAAGTTACTGCATCTTGAGCCGCAGTAGGGTCAGCTACACTTTTAATTCTTTTACTTTGAGCGTCCCATTGAAAGTCCGCATTGTCTAATTTAATTCTATCATTGGCATCATCTATGGCTTCTTGTCCCATATAGAAACCTTGAAAAGAGTCTGTATCTAAATCATTCTCTTTTAATACTGAGCCATCAGCATAATCTACTAATCTTGCCGCTTGGCTAGTTGTACGTCTAATTTCTATACTTGTTGTGTCCGCAGGGGGACTTGTGAAAGTAATTACTGTACCCGCACCATTCCAAGTATAAGCTGTTGTAGCGACACCATCAATGGTTACTGATACGTCTGCCTGAGCCCTATAACTAAATGGGACTGCATAGGCATCTGTACTACCATTTCCTGTATATCGTACAAAACTGTTAGCCATAATTTTTAATTTTCCTTGTATTTATTCGTTTATCTCTTCTAAAAGGGGTACTTTATTACTTAAAGTAAGACTTCTTCTTTTTATTTAGTTTATTTTCGTCAAATTTGAATATCGTAAAAGCTCCTCTTTCCTTCATTGTTCTTTCAATAATAGGATATTCTTTATACATTTCAGCATATGCCAATTTTTCTGCGGCGTGAACATATTTTAATAAGATAGCTTGTCTCCAATCCTTACCTGCTACCATACCATTTGGAACATCATATAATGGACTATTTTTATCCATAATAAGTTTTTCCATTAAATCTTTAAGATAATACTTTTTACCTTGATAACTAACTTTTACTCGTCCTGTTAATTGTCTCCATCTGTCATACGCAGTTTGACCTGTTTTCTCATCTCTAATAGTTCTTAAATCTATCTTAGATTTTCTATCTATAGGAGCAGGTGCTCTATAGTTAAATTCTCTATTTTCAAAGAATCTAGCCACTTCTTGATTTTCAAATTTAGTCATAGCAAAAGGTGAAGACCATAATCCTACATTTCCACCTATTCCAAATAACCAACCATTCTTTCTATCAATCCTTTCACCAAATATATTACGTTTTGGCATAATACTATCTTTACCTACAAATGGATTTAATTGTTTTAATCTATCACTTAAAGTAAATAATTCTTTTTGATATTCAGAATCTACTCTATTAATATATCTTAATCCACCTGATAATGGAAACCATTTATAAATTCCTCTAGCTAAGATAGAAGTACCAATTCTATCAGGAGCTCTTGATTTCATAAAATCATCACTTAATAGGAATGAAGCTGTTTCAACAATATTTCTTGCATAAAATTTAGAAGATATATTTCTTGTAAGTGAAGCAATTAAACCCATTGATAATTCTGCCATAGTGTTTTCTGCTTCTGAAGGTAAATCTTCGTTGTATCTAAGAAAATCACCCATTGTGTCCATTATATCTGCCATCATAAAGAAAGGCATCATTATTGGGTCAAGTCTATTTAAACTAATGTATCTTCCATCAGCCGTTTTATAAGAATAAGGTTGCCAACCTGTCGCTTCTTCTCTTGCTTTGTTTTCTCTCCAATCTTTTGAGCCACCACCTGTAATCTTTCCTGCTTTTACAGCAAAGAAAGCTGAAGTCCATAACATCATACCTGCTATCATTCTAGCATTTGCTTCAGCCGCCGCTTCAGGATTTATATAACTTCCATCAGCATTTTTCATTAAAGCGTGTCTAACGTGAACTAAACTTTTTCTTAACACTGGTAATTGTTCAAAGTTCCATTTTAATAAGTTTGCAGGAGTATTAATAAAGTGAAGACCTAAAGCTCTTGTCCACTTGTGTTTAGCTGTAAGCTCAAGCACACCACCTGTCCAACCACCTTCTTCTTTTCCTGTCTTAGGATTTACAGAATAAGCTGATTGAGTATACGAACCTTCTCTAGCATATTGTAAAGGGTCATTTACAGATAATCTATTAATATCATCAATAGGAGCTTTATTACTCATAGCTATTGTTGAAATAGCTTCACCTGATTCTTTTTGATAAAATGATTCTATTTCTTTAAATCTTTTTTTGTATGCGTCTTTAGCATCAGCATCTTTAAAATATGATGAAAATATATTAGCATCATTTTCTTTTCTTATTCGTGAATGAATTTGAGCAGTACGTCTAGCTTTGAACATCATTGTTTTAAGAAATTCATCACCTGCTGATAATGTTCTTAATGGCACTGTTGTTAAAATTCCTAAAGGTTTAACAAGACCTTTTTGAACAACTTGTCCTGCCTTTCCAAAAGGTGCAGTCATTAACTCACCTGTAGCTTCTATCCAACTTTGTAGTTGTCCTTGACGCATAGAATTATCGTATTTCATCTGTCTACTATCAAGTACACTTCTACCTGCTACAAAACTTTTACCAAAAGCTCTTAAAGCGTGATATAAATAAACATATTGATGTATATAAGTATCAAATGATTCTACTGCTAATTCTCGTGCTCTTTGATTTTTAATAGGATTTAACCTAGCCGCTCTTATAAGCATTACAACAGGCTTATATTGAGTCTGCATTAAACTTGAAACAATGTTAAGTATATGTGTATCAGGAGAAGACAGTAAGTTGTTATTTACAAACTCAGCCGCTAACTCCCATTTACCTGTTTTGTGTGCGTTTTGTAATGCTACAATTACTTGTTCATCAGTGTCTAACTTAGCAACAGCTTCCCAAAACTTATCAGGGTTAGTTTCTTGTAATTCTTTAATTTTAGGGTTTTCAGGATTTATAATTAATTCTGAAGCCCGTATCGCCTCTTTATTAATTCTTCCTGCTTGTTGTGCTCTAGCCACAAGTTGAGTTACTTCTTTATGAGTAACTAATGTATCTGAAACAATTTGTCTTTTAAGAGCAAGACGTTTATCAATATATGTTTTTTCATCAGGTGTTAAATCAAGTCTTTGTCTTTTATTAGCTAATTTAACCATATCATCACTTTGTTTTAAGATATAATCTCCGTGAGCTAACATTCGTGCCGCTAAATATTTATCTTTTTTAGCTGTTGATTTCATAGCTTTTATCAATGTATCAGGGTCTTCTCCTAATACTTGAGATATTTTACGAATTTCGTCATTAGTTATAGTCTTAGTATCAATTCTACCTTCTTCAAATGCTTTATCTGCTAAATATTTTAAAAGTATAGCATTTCTTTTTGGACTATATTTAGTCCAATTTAAGAGGTCTTTAGGTGGTTTAGAATCAGCACCTATATCAATGTTATCTAAATTATCAACTTGGTCTTTTACATTCTTTCCGTGTAATCTACTTTTATATTCTATTTGGTCAATTTCAGCTTTACTTAAATTCTTGTAATATTGTTTTTTATCTTTAGCAGTATATAAATCTTCAAATAATCTTTTACCTGTTATTTCACTTCTACCATATTCGTGTAAATCATTAAGATTTTTAATGGAAATGTTTTTTAATTTTCGTGCTCCTAATTTAAAACCACCATAAGAAAATGCTCCACCAAATAATGTTCCAAATCCAAAACCTGCCGCAGTAGAATATGCTGTTTGTTTTAAGCTAAATTGATTTTGAACACCTGATTTTATTGCAGTAGTTTGCAACATAGCATCGTGAACAGTACCAATACCTGCTCCAATATAACCTTCAGTTATAGCTCCTTTTTTAACAGCTCCCCATAAACCTTGTTTAGTAGCTTCTTTTTGAACTTCTAATAAAGCTCTTTTATTAACTTCTTTGCTTATCTTACCTTTAAGAGCAGTTTTTAATGTTTGTCTATATGCTTGTTTTGCCGCTTGACCACCAATACCAAAACCAATAAGGTTTACCCAGTCAAATATCATAGCTCCACCATTATCAACTAACCAACCACCAAAACTTCTATTAGGGTCGTCCCACCAAGAAGGTAAGGCTTCATAAGTTTGTTGTATGTAAGCAAATTCTTTTAATCTATCGGGTGTATCAGTAAGAGCATTAGACATATCCATACCCATTGAAGTTGTATTATGATTTCTCCAAGACCTATCTTCATAAAAATATTCTAATAAGTCTGCGTGAGACATATAATCAAATTTATCATTACCTTCTCTATGAGAGTAGTAACTTCTTAATGTATTATAAAATTTTTTACTTTGTATTTCGTCTAAGGCTAATTCAGCGTTTTGTGCTTTTTTTAAATTGTAAGAAACAGAACTAATATCAGTATTATTATTTTTCCGTTTTAAATTTTTTGAAAATACAGAAGCCATTTACTATTATAACCAATCCTTGTCTTCATTATTACTCCCTATCTTGTCAGGGTCTATACCAACTATTTTTCCTATAATTTCTTTAATATCTTTAACGTGCTTTTGATTCCAATTTTTTCCAAATATATTTTCAGCTACTAAAGCTACTAATTCATCTTGCATTTCAACAGGAAATACACCTAAAGATTTTTCTAAATCTAGCTCACCAAAGTAAGTAGCGTCTAATCCAACACCTTCTAAAATTTGTCCAACATATTCTTCAACTTTAGGAAGAATCTCATTATTATAAAAGTTTTTCTTATCAGTGGAATCAAATCTCCAAGTTGTGTCATCACCCCACCAAGTGAAATCTCCTTTAGGAAGTTCTATACCTGTATCAACCAACGCTTTAATGTTTGCAACAATTTGGTCTGCTTTTTCGTCCATTTGTTTTGTTTCTTGAAGAGCCGTAGTTTTTGTGTCAATCTCTTCTTTTTTCTCCATTGTAATTAAACCTTCAGGCTCAGCAGTTTGGTCATTTTTATAAACTTCCATAACGTGTTTACCTAAATCTTCTATGTATTTTCTTCTTTCTTCGTGGGTAGGTAATCTCCCATTTTCTTTTTCAAACTTTGCTTCATATGTTAGAATTTCATCTTTCATATAATTTTCAGCATTAAATACTGCGGCTTGAGCACCATTTTGTGTAATACCTGTTGCTTTATCTGTAAATGAAGTAACAATATCTTTGGAAATTTGAGTCATATTTGCTGAGTAAACAACTTTATCAATATAAACAGGAGCAATTCCTTTATCTTTATTGGACATATAAGTTGTCCATCTAGCATTTGCTGTTCCTAATTTAGCTTGAGGAATACCTCTTTTATTCAGTTCAGCTATCATCTCAGAATAAGTACCAAATCCACCTTCAGCTATCTCCATCATAAAAGCATTAGTAACACTTGGAGTGTTATCAATTTTTCTGCTTTCACTAAAGAATGTTCTGAAATTTTCAACTACATTCAAATCACCTAATGGACTTAATTCTTTTGCAACTATTTCATTTAATTCATCTATATTATAAGGTCTAATTATTTCAGTTCCATCTTTATCATCTACACCAACTACTTTACCTTTCATAGCATCAGCATAAACTTCTTCAACTTTTTTATTGTTATTATAAACTTCATCTCGTCTTTCTTTTTGAACAAGATTAGCTTGACGTACATTTATCTTATCTAATAAGTCAGCTACAGCAGGGTCTCTTGTACTAATTAAAGAACCTAAGTTATTACCACCCTTACCTTTACCTCTATCTGAAGTTAAAATTTGTATAGCTACATCTAGTGCATCAGAGTCAGTAGCATTAGCTAATATCCATTCAGCGTGAGACATAGCTACTTCATTCATTTCATCATTATCAAAGAAAAACGCTTTCTCACCATTTTGTGTTGGCATAGCAGTATTTAAAGTTTTAACATTATCCCAGTATTTAGACATATCGTGTACTGCAAATCTATCTAAATATTTAACGCCATTCATTATTTTCTTTTCGTGAGCCCATTCAGCTCTTTTCGTAGCATCTTTAACTTTTTCATCTGCCGACCATTCATTGAACGCCGCCGCAAAACCTATTCTAAAATCTGCACTTGCTTCATTAAGATTAGGTAAATGTTTTTTCCAAAAGTCTTCTATAGTTCCTTCAGTATCTTTATAGTTATAATCGTCTCCTGCTTCTTCTATTTTTCTAATAGTTTCCACTGCTTCAAAACGACCTGAGTGTGAATCTACAACTTTTTTAACATACTGATTACTTAATTCTTCATAATCACCATTCATAATTCCTTTATGAATCTCCTTAACACTCATACCACTAGCATTTAATTCTAGCATTTTAGCTTTTGCCGTATCTTGTTTTCTTTCAATATATTTATCTGAATAATTATTTAAAGCAGGAGTAAAGTCATTTTTCAATGCTGTTACTATTTGACCCATTTCAGTTTTTCTAGCGTCTATATGTTGAACAGCTCCTTTATTTGTAGAGCCTATCCACTTTTGAGTTACTTGTGATTTATATGCCATAATTTTTTCTAATGAAGTAAATCATTATATTGATTTGCTTTTTTCTTCTTTATCCTATCAGTATATTTATTATCTGAAGCCGCATAATTTAATCCTGCTCCTGCAATATTAAGTCCTGCACCTATTAAACTAGGTTGGTCTACTTGTCTTATATTAGCATAACCTCTATGTAAATTTGCATAAGCATCTTGTTCTTGATTCATTAAAGTCATTACATCTGCTTCAACATCAAATAAAAGTTCTCCATAAGCTAAATCGTGTGCTCCACTCATATCTTGCATTACTCTAAGTGAGTTTCCAAACCCTGAATTAAGAGCATAGGCTTGATTTTTAGTTAATTCTTGTCTCATTTTTAATTTTTCTAACGACTGTGCTTGGTCTACACGAGAAGCCTCTGCATCAATTTTAGCTAAATCATTCATATAGGCTTCATTAATATTACCCATAGTAACTTTGTTAGCGGCTTCGTTTCTTGTAGCTACTGCTTTCTCATTTTGAAATCCTGCTATTGTTGTAAAAACTGTCAATGCCATTTGGGCTTCAGGTATTCCGCACATTATGTTTTATTTGTTTCCTTTATCATTAGTAAGAAGGGTAATTTACCCACTCCATATTGTTTCATTTCTTCTTTAGCTTCAAAGCCTAAAAATTGAAGCCACTTTAATGACTTCCAATTTCGCCTATCCACCCAGTTGTATATATAAGTATATCCTTTACTCATTTGTGATACCCAGTAAGGACATTCTTTTATAAATTGTTTTGTATGTTTAAATAAGGTTTCACTTGATAATAACCAAGCCACTCCATATTCAGGGTCTTTTGTTGGAGCAACTCCAAACATACCTATAACTCCTTCTTTAGCTGTTCCTATAATTGTATAGCTTCTACTTTTTTCATAAGTAAAAGGTATAACAAGAGCTTCTAACGGCGATGAACCATTTGATGCTCTTATCTCTTCCCTATCTGCTATACGCATTTTAGGTGCTAATTGTAATGCGTCAGCTAATATCGCAGGACGCACATAGTTTTCTTTTTCCATTATATCCTATT